CTGGAGAACGGCGAAAAGATGGTTTTCACCCTCGCCGTGGTCGAGATCGGCACCAACGCCAAGAACGGCAGGCCCATCACCAGCTGCACGGTCAATCACACCGACGAAAGCGCCCTGCCGGTGTACAAGCCGGAGCCCACCGGGAAGAACCCCAAACGCCTACTGACCAAGCTGCGTGAACTGACCAAAGAGCAGGGACAAAAGCCGTACACCGTGACCGACCTGCGACGCATTGCGCAGGACATCGGGCTGGTCAAGTCCAGCGCTGTTTCTGCCGTCGACTTCCTCGTAACCACCCCCTTCCTTAAGCCCTTCGGCGGGGCCTTTGTGTTCACGGATGGAGAAGGCTGACTATGCAGCGACAGGGTACGAAAAGGTACGAAAAGGTACATTCATACCGTATGTACGGGGGTACGAAAGGTACGAGAAGCCTAGAGGCTTCGTACCTTCGTACCCATACCAGCACAATAACTGACAGGAGCAACCAATGACCAACATTCCCTCAGATGCAGGCGCTCCCCCTTCGCGCGAACTTTTACCGCCGGCTGATGAGCGATGGTTCAACGTGGCGGAGATCATCGAGAAGGCCAGAGCAGAGCAGGCGCAAGCTGACGCGCTGGTGATCCGCAGGCTGCAGGACGAAATCCTGAACGGTGAATACGATGCCAAGCGACTGGCACTCTACAGCGACATTATCGACCTACTGTTTCGCAAGGGGTGCGTCATCCCAGGCCGACCAGCATGAACCTCCCGCCTGACATCCTCGCCGCAGCCCAAGCCACGCGAACCACCTTCGGCCCAGGCGTCAAACTCCTGTTCGTCGCCGACGAAGCCACAGGTGAGACCAAAGGCAATCCTGTGTGGGATGATACTGCCGCTGTAGACAGCAGCCATTGACTGGGCTATAAGCGCTCCACAACCTTACCGTTGAGTCAACACATGGCCGCTCCGTTGGGAAATCAGAACGCCGTAAAGGCGCGCAAATGGTCAAACGCCATCGAGCGTGCCCTGAACGCATTTCCCGATAAGCCGGTTTCGCTTGAAGTCAATCGCGGACTGGATGCAGCGGCGCATGAGTTCGTCCTCCAGGTCATGACCCAGAAGGACGTGGGCTTCTTCCGCGAGTTCGGCGACCGCATCGATGGCAAGGCGCCGCAAGCAATCACGGGTGGCGATGGCGGCTCGCTGTCGCTGACCATCACGCCAGCAGACGCCGCGCTGTGAAGCGCCATATCAAATATCTGCTGGCTGAATTCAAAGCGCTGGGCTGGCGTGCACTGCTCGTGAATCGCCTGTATCCACTAGGCGATGTTCGTCGCTACGGCGCGAAATGAAACCCGCACCCGGCATACCGTTGAACCAGTTCATGGCGCAATTCGCCAAGGACAAGCCCAAGCCCGCAACACGTCCACGACTCACGCTCGGATACCAGGAGGCGCGTGCAGTCACGCGTAAGCAAGCCAATGGCCGATGAGACCGCAACCGAACAGAAACAGCCCACAGAGCTTGAGATTGCGTTACAGCGCATCGACAAGCTCGAAGACAAGCTGGGACTCAAACCCGACACACGCGCGCCGCGCCAGAAGTTGGACGACAAGCTCGCAGCGCGCAAGAGGCATTGATGCAACCGCAACCCTCCAACACCGGCCGCGGCGTTCGCTTCGGTGGCGAAACGCTCGCGATCATTCCTGCCGACAACGTTCTGCGACCGCTACGCGATCAACTCATCGTCGAGCCATTGGGCGTGATGCACTCGCGCTACATCCTCGTGGTGGACAGCAACAAGCCGGTGCGCGGCATCGTGAAGGCCGCGGGACCAGGCTGCTACCCGAAGAAGTACGACCACGCCGAGAAGCACAAGCGCTCGAAGATGTGGGACAGCAAGCGGTTTCAGCCCACTGAGGTCAAGGTTGGCGATGTGGTGGAACTGGGTGGCGCCGAGCATGGCGGCTATTCGTTTGAGTCGTTCTGGTGGGGCGACGTGCTGCACCTACATTGCCGCGAGGCTGATGTGTGCGGGATTCTCGATATCACCGCCGAGCAGGCGCGCAAAGAGCAGGGGCTGGCATGAGAGATACAGTGGAACTGTTTCAGGTCAACAGGGGCTTTGTCGCCCCGAAGTGCGCGTTAGCTTGGGCTAAGTCCAATCTCGATGATGGCGCTTATTTCGTCGAGTGCGCACCCAGCGGAAGGGTCTGGTTCGAGAAGTTTCCACAACCTGCAATAGCCTATCCGGGGAATCCATGCGCCTAGTCATCGCCATCGAACTCGAAGAAGGCGAGAACGTCGCCGCCCAGGTTCCCTTCACCGAAAGCGACCTGATGAAGTCGCCAGGCAAGATCGCCGAGATGTTCGCGCAACCGATGATTCGCCAGCTACTGCAGGCATTCGAGGAAGAACTGCCCGCTGACCGTGAAGCGCGCAACCGCATCATCAATCGCGGCATCAAGCGCAGCGTCGAAGCGTTTCGAGAGCGACACAAGCAGCAGCAGCTCAATGGTTGACGTTCCGCCCGAGTGGAACCGTGGCGCGCTGCTGGACCTTCGGCGCTACGAAGGCGGCCAGTTCATCGCCACGCTGATGGGCGAAGAACCCAACGACGAGCGCAGCAACATCGTCACGTTCGCATCGGCTCATGATGCGCAGGCGTTTGTGAGCGACTGGTACGACAAGCCGCATGGACGGTAACGGCTTCCAACTCACCGAGAAGCAGATTCAGGCGAATGCTTTGCTTGCATCGCCCGCTACTCACATCATGCTGGCTGGCGGAAGTCGCAGTGGAAAAACGTTCCTCCTGCTGCGCGCGATGGTAACCAGAGCGCTGAAAGCTCCGGGTTCCAGGCATACGGTCCTGCGCAAGACGTTTGCCCACCTGAAGGGGTCCATTATTTTCGATACCTTCCCCAAGATGATGCAACTCTGCTTCCCCCAAATCACCTACCGACTCAGTAAATCAGATTGGTTCACATCTCTTCCTGGGGGTTCTGAGGTCTGGTTCGGCGGTCTCGATGACAAGGAAAGAACAGAAAAAATACTTGGTGCCGAATACGCAACCATCCTGCTCAACGAATGCAGTCAGATACCCTATTCCTCGCGCGCAATAGCGTTAACTCGGCTTGCCCAGAAAGTCACGGACAATGCGACTGGTGCCACACTGTCACTCAAGATGTACCACGACGAAAATCCGCCAGATAAGGGCCACTGGACTTACCGGATGTTCAAGCTGAAGCAGGATCCTGAAACGAAAGGCGCGCTACAGCATCCTGAGGATTATGCATTCATGCAGATCAATCCACGGGACAACATGGCTAATATCTCACCGGCGTACATGCGTATTCTAGAGAGCATGTCAGCGCGTATGAGAAAGCGCTTCCTTGACGGCGAGTTCCGAGAGACTTCTCCGAACGCGCTGTTTGTCGATGAGACAATAGACACATGGCGCGTGATTGATGACGACATGCCACAGATGCTTCGTATCGTCGTCGCTGTTGATCCATCTGGCGCCGATGATACCGACAACATCGAGAACGATGAGATTGGTATCGTGGTAGCCGGTCTGGGCATCAATGGCATTGGTTATGTGCTGGAGGATTTGACCTGTAAGGGGGGACCGGCCACATGGGGAAAGGTCGCCACGGACGCCTTCACTCGACACTCAGCAGACCGCATCGAGGCGGAGGTCAACTACGGCGGGGCGATGGTCAAGCATGTGATTCACACTGCAAGAGCGCGGACACCATTTCGTGCCGTAACCGCATCTCGCGGAAAAGTTGTGCGTGCCGAGCCAGTTTCAGCCCTCTTTGAGACCGGACAATGCCGCATGGCTGGTTCATTCGCCAAGATGGAAGACGAACTGTACGCCTTCACCACCCACGGATTCACTGGCGAGCAATCGCCCAACCGCGCAGACGCCATGATCTGGGCGGTTTCCGATCTATTCCCTGAACTGTGCAAGCAGCAGGAGAAGATCGCCGCACCGCCGCAGCAGATTGTGCAGCGCGGAACCTCACGCACAAGCTGGATGAACCTCGTATGAGCAATCGCGACGTTGAATTTGACGCCATCACCCCGAGTGAGATTTTCACCGAATGCCGAGACCGCTTGCAGATCGGCGTGACTGCAGAGGCTCCGAACCGACAGGAGGCATTGGCAGACCTTGAGTTCTGCGAAGGCGAGCAATGGGACACCGCGCCGCTGCCCAGTGGTTCGATGGAAGAACCGCAGCTGACGATCAACCTGACCGACGCCATGGTGCGCCGCGTCGTCAACAACATGAAGCAGCAGCGCCCGCGCGGCAAGTGCCACCCTGTTGGCGATGGCGCAGACATCAACACCGCCAAGGTCATTAACGGCATCGGTCGCCATGTGGAATATCGGTCTTCGGCATCGGTTGCCTATGACCTGGGCGGCGAAATGGCCGTCAAGGTGGGATTCGGCTACTGGCGGCTGGTGAGCGAGTACGTGTCGCCGGAATCCTTCGATCAGGACTTGCGCATCCTGCCCATCGACAACGTGTTCACCGTGTACATGGACCCTGCTGCAACACTGCCGACTGGAGCCGACGCAGACTGGGCGATCATCACCGGCAAGATGAAGCGCACGGAATACAGGCGCAGTCATCCGCGCGCTGACAATGCGGCATGGAACGGCGGTGGTCCGGGGGATGAACTGGAGTGGGAAGACCGCGAGGAAATCAGACTGGCCGAGTACCTTCGCATCCGCGAGATACAGGCAAAGCTGTACCTGCTGCGCGACAAGTCAGGCATGGAGTTCGTGCGCCCGCACTCGCGCCTGCCCGCCCCTGAATCATTGGCGCAGGCTGGGCTTGAGATCATCGACGACCGCATGGGTTCTACGCGCCGCGTGGAGTGGTTCCGCCTGAACGGGACGCAGGTGGTGGATCGCCGCATCCTGCCGGGTACCTTCCTGCCGCTGTTCCGTTGCGCTGGCAACTCCGTCAACATCAATGGAAAAATCCGCCGCCGCGGCATGGTGCGCGCGATGAGAGACCCGCAGCGCATGGTCAACTTCGGCGAGGTCGCAAAGATCAAGCGGCTGGGCCTTGCGCCCAAAGCGCCGTGGGTAGCCGCAGAGGGGCAGCTGGACGGTCATCCGGAGTGGAATGACGCGAATACCGCGAGTTACTCGGTGCTGACCTACAAGCCAGTGACGGTCATGACCGCGCAAGGCGAGGCTGTGCTGCCGCCGCCGCAACGACAGCAACCGGCCGGTATCGAGGCCGGGTTTGCCGAGTTCGTACAAGGCATGCGCGCGAACCTGCTGGCGGTAGCCGGTATGCCCAATGAGCCCGGCGCAGACATGCAGGGTCAGGTGATATCCGGTAAGGCCATTCAACGCAGGCAGGTGCTGTCGGATCAGAGCCACTTCCAGTATTACGACAATCAGACGCTCGCCATCGCGCAGACGTGGCGCGTCATGCTGGAGTGGGCGCGCGAGATTTACCCCACCGAGCGCATGCAACGCATCATCGGTGAGGATGGCATGCCGTCGATGGTGAAGATCAACGAAAAGGTCGAAGAAAACGGCGTCACGCGCGTCAAGAACGACATCACGGTCGGTGAATACGATGTGGTGATGGACACCGGCCCAGGCTACGAAACCAAGCGCGAGGAAGGCGCAGAAGCGCTGATGGCGCTTGTCGGTACGCAAACACTCGGGCCGAAGATCGCGCAGGTGGGTGCGGATTTGGTGGTGCGCTCGCTCGATCATCCTTACATGCAGGAACTGGCTGACCGGCTCGCGGCGATGACCCCGGATGGTCTCAAGAAACTCATGGAGCAGTTGCCCGAGCAGGCCCGCCCGGTAGTGCAGGCACTCACGGCGGAAAACGAGCAGCTGAAGAAAGCGCTGGAGCAGATGCAGCTGGAGCACAAGTTCGGTATGGCCAAGGAGCAACTCAAGGCCGCCACCGCCACGCACGACACGGTTACGCGTGCCGATACCGCTATTTCGGTCGCAGAGATTCGCGCGGGCGCACAGTTGCTCAACTCGCCAGCTGAATCTGGCAAGCATCCGGTGGAAGCCGAACACGTCATCAAGGAAGCCGCAGCAGCCGGCAGCATCAACGGGAGCGCATCATGACTATCGTCGTCGAAAGCAGTGCAGATCAGGTCGAAGCCATCACCACCGGGCAGGTGATCCAGCCCGCCGACGTGATCGCGGACAACGCGGCCAAGAATGGCAAGCCGGTGGAGGAAAAGCCCGTCGAAAAGGCTGCGGAAGTGGTCGCCGAAGCGAAGGACGACGACGCGGAAGACGACAACGGACTCACCGCTTCCGAGCGCAAGGAGTTGACCGAGAAGATGCAGCGCGCGGTAGGCAAGAAGCATCGCGCACTCAAGGAGGCGGAGGAATTCGCGGCCGATCAGTACAACCAGCGGCGCCTGGCTGAGCAGCGCGCAGACCAGCAGGACCGGGAGATCAAGCGACTGCAGGCGCAGATGAATGGCGGCAAACCTGCGACGGAAACTACCGCAGACGATAGCAAGCCCAAGCGCGAGGCATTCGAGACTGACGAGGCGTACAGCGAGGCCGTTATCGATTGGCGCGTGGACCAGCGGCTCAAGGCGCAGGAATCCGAGCAGCAGAAGAAGGCGCAGGAGGATCGCCAGCGCGAAGTCATTGCGACAGCGCAGACTCGCATCGAATCGGCCATGGAGCTTGTGCCGGACTACCGCGAAACGCTCGAAGCCGCGGACCAGAACGTGCCGCCGCACATCGCGGCCTACATGCAGCGCTCACCGATGATTGCCGAACTGGGCTACTACTTCGCCAAGAACCCGAAGGAGCTGGGACGCCTGGCCGAATTGCCGCCGGATGAGGCGCTGGTTGACATCGGCGAAATCAAGAGTAAATTACAGCCATTCGCCAAGCCCAAAGCTGACGCGAAAGCCACGCCCTCCCCGGGCAACGACGGCGCAAAGCCGAGCACAGAAACGGGTTCAACCCCGAGCAAGCCCCGCGCAGCAGCGCCGATCAAGCCATTGGGTTCCGGTAGCTCGCTCCAGATCGAGAAAGACGAAACGGATATGAACATCCGCGAAGTCATCAACGACTGGAGCAAGAAGAAAGCACCGGCCCTGAGGCAAAGAGCGCGCCACTAGCGGGAAAACCTCAAAGTTTTCTGTCATAGGACCGCGCCAAAATGGCCAACCAGTTGCTCACCATCAGCATGATCACCAATCGTGCTCTGCCTGTCCTTGCGAACAAGCTGATTGTCGCCGACAAGGTCAATCGCCAGTACGACAAGGAATTCGGCGTCAAGGGCCGCAAGATTGGCGGCACCGCCAACGTGCGTCTGCCCCCGCGGTACCTGGGCACCTTCGGCCCGGCGCTGAACGTGGAGCCATCCACCGAGACCTACGTCCCGGTGTCGATCCTCTACCAGTTCCACGTCGATATTCAGTTCAACACCATCAACATGGCGCTGGAGATCGACGAATTCGAGACGCGGTTCATCTCACCAGCCTGTAAAGCGGTGGGCAATCGCCTGGACTCCGACGCGGCGTACTTCACGATGCAGAACACCGCCAACCGCGGCGGCACTCCGGGCGTTACGCCCACGGCGTACCTTGCCTTCGCCAATGCCCGCGCCATCCTCGTTTCCGAGGGCATGAACGGACTTGCTGACATCGACCCTTGCGCGATCCTGCATCCACTGGCACAGGCCTCCATGGCTGACTCGCTCAAGGGCCTGTTCAATCCGCAGGTGCAGATCGGCAACCAGTTCGAAACCGGCATGGTGGCGAAGAAAACCGCTGGCGCCGACTGGTTCGAGGACGCGAACATTCCGGCCTACACGCTCGGCACGCTGACCGGCACTCCGGTGCTGGCCGGCATTACGACCGCAGCGGGCGGCTC